AGAGCATTAAAAGCCATATTAATTTTAGCTTTTCTGTCCTCTAATCCAATTAATCCCCCATTAATGCGCTTGGTCATGGTTTCAATATCATTGGAATCTGCCAGCGCATTTAACCCTTTTTTATTCCAATACCAGCCTGCCGTAAGAGCCGCATATCGGGGTTCTTCTACTAACTGGGGGGTAGTTATCAAGTCTGTGTTAAGCGCGTCAGAAACGGCTTTATAGTTGTCTTTGCCCGTCAATTGAATAAGACCGCGCCCAATGTACATACCAGCATCTTCAGGTGTGACATTACCCATCCGACCTGCATATACTTTGGATGCAATTTTAACGGGGTTATGTTCGTATTTTTCCGCTGTATCCATGTCAGGAAAACGGCTAGGCCATGTGGCCATTAAGCTTTTAGCTGAATAATTTAAGTTTTCTTTGGTTAGTCTAAAACCGCCTGATTCGTGCATACATTGGCCAATAAAGCAGGCCTGACGCTTGGTAGTATTGATGTCGTACTTTTGGAATGTTTCTTCTAAAGGGCCTAACCACTTATGATCTATTCCCAATTTGTCTAATTGGTCGTATGTCATTTAATGCCTATTTGTTCATTAATCCACTTTTGCAATTCAACTAATTGGAGGGTAGTTTGGGCGCAATTTCCAGCAAGTTCGCTGTAGGCGGTGCTTGCATCAAAGAGTTTGGCGGTGTTGGAAAGATTGGACATACTGCTGGTACTGGGCTGGCGCACCCCGTTAGAATAATACTGGCGTATAAGAGCAAGCTTCGCATCGTATTCATCTTGGATTCCTTTGGTTACAAGTTCGTGTTGTTTTTGGATTGATTCAACTTTGGCTTCTTGCGTTTTGGCGGCAATATCAACTTGCTTTTTATATTCAATATATCGTGAATAGCCCATCCAATAGCCACTACCAAAAACAGTAGCACATATAGCAGCAAGAATTGAAATTTTGACATAATCAATCATCTTATAGGCCCAGTAGTGATAAAGCGCAATATAGCGACAACAACACCAATGCTAACCAAAAGAACGCCATAGTATTTATCGCTTATAACCGATTGAAGGTATGAAAAATTATCAAACAAAGCACCAAAAATTACCAAAAGAAACGAAAACCACATCGTTTTACTTTGGTAAGACTTTTTCATTTTGTGCTGATGTAATGTGAAACAAACCCAATAAATGTAGAAAGTGCGGATACGATTATCATACCCGCCCAAAATCCACCGCGACCTTTATTAGCCAATTCCAATAATTGTTCCATGCCACTTTCAAGTTTATCTATTTTCTTTTCCATAGCATCTACTTGTGCTACTAATTGGCCGTATTTAAAAAGGTCTATTTCGGACATGATTTTATTGAACCAATGGTTCGTCTTTTTTGGCTAAAGATTCACGAAGCATTGTTAAAAACGCTTGTTTACCTACATTGAGTTGATCTAAATTAAATTGTGTTGAGCCAATTTTGCGGTCTAAATCAATTAAATGATTGACCATAGTTTGTTGTTCAGGCTTCATGTCCTCAAATGCGTACTCTACATCGTCAATAGTGACTTGGTTTTTCTTTATGTTTTCCATGTCATTTCTCCTTGTGGTTAAAAAACTATTTTACAGCATCTTTAAACGGAGTTAAATCATGCCCAGCATAGTAGTCACCTTTAGCAATTTGTATGGAAAGGTGTTCTTTATTTCTAGCTACGCAACTAGCCCAATCTTCATCAGTCATATCTTCAGGCTTGCCAGCGTTAAGTAAATTTACGCTATCCATTGCGGCATCGTAACTGCGTTGTACTTCTTGTTCAGGTGTTAGTTCTAACATTTTATTTTCCTAATTGTTGTTTAAGGGAATCTACTTCTGCTTTAAGTTCTTGGATTGCCTTTAGCATTGCATATTTAAGGTCTGTTTCATAAATAGACAAGCGCATTTTTGGTTCTTCTTTAGTTCCCCAATTTACTTCAGTTACCAATTCAGGGCAAACTGCTTGTAAGTCTTGTGCAGTAGTTCCAAGATTTAAATCTGTGTCTGTTTGGTCGTTAAATAAGAAAGTTTTAACTGGAACTTGGCATAACTTATCTAAATAATTACCAGCTAATTGAATATTTTTCTTTTCTCTAGCATCAGACAAATTGGTGTTATTAGCAGAATAGTTATTAATACCGCCATTAGATTTAACGCCAAATTTTTGACCAACAGTATCACCGCAATACAAAAATATACTAGAGGCATCATTTGGTGCTTGACCAGTAAAGTTTATGTACTGACCATAAATATTGCCTGTTGCTTGGGTATTTCCTACATAAGAAACCCAATTATTGTTAGCTTGTTGAACTTGAAATCTTGCACCACCAGCATTTGCGTTTGCAACTACACCGCCACCAACAATTACAATTCCACTACCATCAATAATCTGTCTAGGATTACCATCACCATCAGATAACACAATGTAGTTACTTGCTGTACGGATGTCTAGACTGTTTTGATTGCCGTTGTAAGCACCCAAAATGGTATTAGCAGAACCAGTTGTAACAAGTGAACCAGAACCAGTAGAACCGCTATTCCAAGCACCAACAAAAGTATTTCTTGCTCCTGTGGTAATTCCGTAACCAGCAGATGTTCCCATAAAGGTGTTGTATTGTGCTGTCGTGCCGCTATACCCTGCCTGATAACCTACTGCGGTGTTATTAGAGGCTGTAGTGTTTGACCTTAAAGAATCCTTACCAATAGCAGTATTTGTTGCTCCTGTGGTGTTTGAAAGCAATGCAGAATCACCAAAAGCAGAGTTATGATTTGCTGTGGTATTTGCTCTTAACGCTTGATAACCTACGGCAGTGAGTGAGCCACCAGTTGTGTTTGAGTATAGAGCTTGATAACCAATACCAACACCATCTCCCGTTGTGTTGCTATAAGAAGATTGATAACCTACGGCTGTGTTGCCTGATGCGGTGGTGTTTGATGCTAAAGAGCCTTCACCAAAAGCGGAGTTGTAAGAGCCTGTAGTATTTGCATATAGTGGTGGATTTGCATTGTATGTGCTTCCTACACCAGTATTGCTTTGTCCTGATGTATTGGACTCAAGAACACTTCTTCCAATAGCGGTGTTGCCGTTTCCAGTATTACTTGCGTTGAATAAAGCTCTATATCCAAAAACTGTATTTGCAAGAGAACCACCACCCTTACCAACAGTAAGACCTGATATAGAAGCATCATTAGCTAATGTAAGTGCTGTACCGCTAAAAGTCATATTGGCAGAACCAACTACTAGACCGCTAGAGTTATATAAGACTTGAGTAGTGGTAGATGAACCTACACCACCTTTAGTGCCGATAACTTGCACTACGCCAGCAGAATCTTTATAAAATAGTTTGCCATCAGCAGTATTAATAGCTAATTCGCCAGCAACTAGGTTTCCAGCAGTAGGGGTATTTGTAGCTGTAGCTGAATAGTAAATCGAAATTGGAGTGTAGCCCGTTTGTGCCATTTTAGTATGTCCCGCCAAAGATGCCTGTTAAGGCTGTTAATGTACCAACATTATTAATGTCGTTTGTTGCCATATTTAAAGCTCCTGACATAGGTGTTTGACCGTCAGCAGATACAGATTGAGTTAATCCATCGGCAATATTTTGCATTGTAGTATTAGCCCAGCTACTTGTAATAGTAGTACCTGTGACTACTGGGTTTCCAGCGGGGAGGGTATATGTTCCCGATCCGTTTCTACTCATTTGATGCTCCTTGTTGTGTGGCTCTCATAATTAATAGTTTTGCTATTCTTCTTTGTTCGGGAGTGCCTGAATTTGCTAAATCTAATACGGGTTTTGCCATTTTTCCAGCTTTATAAGTTGCTTCCCCGACCAATCTAGGGCTTTGTAATGGAAGTGTAGCTAGTGGGGCTAGACCAGCAGGGCCAGCCAATGCAACACCACCGATAGCACTACCAGCCGTCAATTCAGGAACAATACGGTGCATACCGCGAGGAATCCATGTATTTAAAGACTGTCCAGCTAAAGCAGGCATTAAATCTACCCCGCCTTGGGTACGCAATACATCGGCCAATTCTTTACGGTAACCGTAATTGGCGTTGACATTATTGCGGGTTAAGGATTGAAGCTTACGAATAGCTGTATCGGCAGAAACACGGTCACCTAAAGATAATGCTTTTTCTAGGTCGCGCTCAATACCTAAAGATTCTTCGTAATCTTTCATTGTTTTAGCGTAATTTTTGTCTTGCTTAACAATAGTTTGTTTTACCGTATTACGGGTTTGAGATAATACGGATTTGGCTTCATTCGTCATATCGTTACGATATAAGTCATCAATTCTACGCTTCAGAATATCTAATCCTTCGGCAGTATGAAGGCCTTTTTTAGTATTCCATTCATCTACTACGGCTTTGATTTTATTAATATCTTTTAAAGAATCTTCGCCAACGGCAGAAGCAATATCGCCACCGCCTTGTACCTTAAGATTGTCAATAGATTGTTTAAAAGAATCTTCAATAGGGGCAAAATCTAATCTTGGCGCAGGTTTTGGTAAGGGTTTACCCGCAACAATTTTTTGGCTTGGTTTGGTAGTGGCAATTCCTTGCTCATACGCCTGTCTGCGTTGGGTTTTAAGGGCTTGCATACCTGATTGAGCAGCTTCCAATACATCTTTAACAGGAACTTCGCCACGCAGGTTTTGAATAAATTGCTGATTACCAGTAGCACCCGCTTTGGCAGCTTCTTCAATAGACTTGCTACCTGCACCAGTAGTTAAACCTAGTGTTTCGGATAATGCTTTGCCAGTAAATTTAGCGGCTGGGGCAAGAATTTCACCAACAGGGCCAGTAGCTGCGCCCCATGTAGCTGCATTACCGCGATCTTCAATATTTGGGGTTAATAACGCGCCAGTACCTGCACCGATAGCAGACTGTTCACCTACGGCAGCAGCAAAACTAGGAATTTTTCCAATAACATTGCTTACTTGCGGAATAGATTTAAGAACATTGGCTATCTTTTGAGCAGCAGAATACGGAACAGCATAAGAACCAATCTGACCTGCCGTGCCTGCTACTGGATATTGTTCTTTTACTTGGCCAGTCAATCTTTCGCCTAAACGAGAAATATTACGGCCAGTTTCAGGGAACATTAATTCAGTAGCCGCGCCCGCGCCCTTGATTAATTCTCCAGCACCAGCAACGGCCATAGGCCCAACAACTTGATTGCCTTGCATTTTAGGAATTTCAATAGCGTTCAGAAACCGATCATACGCAGTTTCTTTAGGCTGATCTAATCGCTCCCAATCAGGAGAAGTCGGACTAGACGGGGCTACTACTCTTTCCCAATCGCTCATCTTATTTCTTCCTTCTATCTACGCTACCGTCAGGGTTCACCTTATATTCGTAAGATGAATCGTAGGGAATATTTTTGTCTTTTAGATAAGTCTTTACATCTACTGCGGGGGCAGCTTCAACTTTAGGGGTAACAACATACTTACGCATATTTTCAGGAACAGGTTTTTGAGCCGTTCTGTATGTGGCCACAATCTTGCTGCTACCAAACTCTTTTTGCTCATCCAAAATTTTTTGTACGGTCTTTTTAGTAACCATAATATTGCCGTAGTTAGGCACAACTTCTTCCAAGATGCGCTCGTCACCACCGTTTAATACGCCTAAATTGTTGGCTTCTTTACCTGTCAATTTAACTTGCGCGTACAGCGAAGTAAGTTGTTTTTGTACTTGCGGATTAGTTAAGTCTGTAGCTTTTAAGCCATTGACATAATTGCTGTATTTACCCAAAGCATCAACATAAGTAGTAGCACCCGTAACTGTATTGGCAGGTGTTCCGTCTAATGGTTTGTACAAATCGGCTTTCCATCCTCTAGCAGCAGAACCACTTGGCATTGCTGGCATTGGAGGCGGTTTAAATGGATCGTAACCGTATGTTTTAACCAAAGTATCTTCAGGAGCATTAGTAGCAGATACAGGTTTAATTACTGGCATTGCAGGGTTTACGGCAGGATTGACAGCAGGATTTACGGCAGGGTTCATGGATGGATTCATAACAGGATTGCCACCTGTAGGCCCTGCACCACCAAATCTACCTGTACCAATGCCTGAATCGTTTAATGTAAGCTGCTCATGCGGGCTTAACGCAGGCTTGGATGTAGATACATAACGCATTGTTGATTCAGGGTTAGGAGAATTTTGGTCATAAACATAAGTGTCTGTATTACCAGTTTTTTCGTTATATTTACTAACTTCGTTCCATTTAGGCCCTTCGGTAAGCTTTTTCATACCCATAGCGCGTAATGCTGGGCTATAAGAGCTTGCAGCCATTAAGTTAGCAGCTTGTGGGTTAGCTTGTATTGCAGGGTAATCAATCTTTGGAGCAACACCGTTATAAGCAGGGCCAGCAAGTTCTTCGCTTGGTAGCTGTGGCCTGCCGTTACTCATTGTTTGGTATCTCTCAAGGTCTGCCATTTCTTGAGTGCGTAATTTTTGAGCAAGTTTTGAAGCTTGTTCGTCACTTTGTTTACCAACATAAGCACCAGCAAGCATATTGGCTACTGGTTGTAACATTTGGAAAAAGCTAGGAGCAACATAGCGACCGCTAACCATTTGGCCTTGCGGTTGTTGATTTTGCTGCATCAACATTTCTGCAAACCGTTGTTGACGGCTTAATGATTGCTGTTGAGCGTAATCTTCAGGAGATAAAGTGCCAGCTTGAGCTAAATTGTAATCTGCCATTATGCTTCCCCGTTCCAGCTAGTAGGCGTTTGACCTTGGCCACCAAAGCCATAAACATTCTCTGCACCATACTTATTCATTGCTTGTTGAGCTTGTTCGTATGGGTCTTTTTTACGCAACATAGAAGCCATAGCTAAAGGGTTCATTCCCGAATAACCATTGCTGTGTGATTGCGGTTGTGCCATCTGATTGCTTTGTGCAAGTTGTTGATTCATAAATGCTTGTTGTGCCGCAGCATTTTGAAAAACAGGTGACATATTTTTTTGGTCATCCTGTGGGAAGTACGGGGCAATTTCAGAAATGTACTGGTTCATAGTAAACCGTAATCTACGACTTTATAGCCGTCATCAAGTGTACGAACTGCATACGGGAATACTTGCTCAACTTCTTGAGCCATGTAACCGTAATGAACGCCACTACCTGCCAATTGATGATCTTTAAATGCAAGTTTGTATTCATACTTGTACACGGTCAAGCCATTTTTAGCTACGCCAATTGGTTCAATGTTTTCTTTGGTACGGATGTCAGACATAATTGCTGCTGCGCCCAAAGTACCGCCTAATCCCATTAATCCGCTGTTAAATCCAGCTTGTGACGCATTGGCAGCATTAAAGCCAGCCATATTGTAGTTACCAGCAGCCGTTGTAGCACCCAATAAATCAGGGCCAGCAGTAGTAGCTTGTTGCGGTGCATTAACAAAAGTAGGGTTTTGAACCTGCGCTCCAGTACGCAACGCGCTCAATGTATTGAGTGGCATATTGTATTGTGTCTGCGCTTGGTTAAATTGTTGTTGCTGTGCAGCATTACCAAGATTGGCATTTGACATTTGATTACCAAATTGTTGCTGTGCAATAGCGTTGTTAGCTTGTTGCTGGGTTTGCTGGTTTTGGTAACCTTGTTGTTGCGCTGCATTACCAAATTGTGCGCCCTGTAATCCCTGATTAAACAAGGTGTTACCTGCGCTTAAACCTGACAATTGGGCTTGATTTAACAAATCATTTTGCTGCATACCCAAAGACATTTTGGCGCGATTGTAAGCTTCAGTACCTTGTGCCAAACCTTGATTGGCCAATTGAGCATCCAAGTTTTGTTGCTGAATTTGCATTTGTGGCTGTAAACGCGACATTAGCAATTGGTTCGCTTTATCCCAGCCAGCCATGCCACCAGCATAATCGGTGGATGTTTGTAAGTTAGCTTGGCCTGATAATGGGTTTAAATTGGCTTGGCCTACATTGGTAGTAATAGGGGCTGTATTTGGGTTAAACCCTTGGCCCATTACATTTTGTACTTGACCTAATTGTGCGTTGATTGCACTACCTAAACCTAAACTAGCATTATTTTGGGTATTTAAAAGCTGTTGGCCAGTATTATTAAGCGATGTAGTCGCTGTCCAAGTGGGGTTACCGTATGAATCTGTACCTGATTGAGTATAGTCAAGATTGCCATAAGGAGTAACTTGGTTTACACGGTTGGCAGCAGTAGCGGCTCTTGCCGCATCTAAATTACCTGCCGCTGTTGCGTTAGCTGCCCCAGTATAATCGGGCGCAGGGGGCGCACTTGGCGCAGGCCCTAATCCTAAAAATCCACCACCACCCATGTTATTCTCCTCTTGCTGTTCTTAAAGGGCATTTGATGTCGAGAAATCGACAATCTTCACGCCTCATAGCCATAATCACTAAATCACCATCCATGTGAGCATCAGGGATTTCGGCTATTACTTTAAAACCAAGGTGTCGGTTTAGTTTTAGGGCAGATTCATTATCTGCACAAACTTGCCCTAGTATAACGCTAACTCCAAGTTTATTAAAGGGATAATCAAAAGCCGCCCACAATAAATCTCTACTCATCCAGTTCACTTCATCTACCGCAGCGATGTGCATTTGACACGCTTTTGGCATAAATCCGTTAAATCCTACTACTGCTACTAAAGTGCCGTCTATCTCTTGACCGATTGATACTGTATCTATTGGCATCGGATGATTCATTAATCGAACCAGCCAATCACCCATGTACTTTTGATTTTCAGTAGTAACTCTACGCAATTACAATACGCCTCCGCGCTCCATTACATAATCGGTACTAGCCCAATGCAATTCAATATTACGGCTTACAGCATTTAAGTTTACTGAACCGCTAAACCCAAGTCCAGTTACGCCTTGCCATATTTTAGTGGTAATCAGGCCACCACCCCAAACATTGTTATCCCAAGTTGCCGCATCCCAAACACCTTCAGATTGCGTAGTAGGATTAAATGAAACCTGTCCGAGCTGGGATTGAGTGTCAAAATCCACGCTTAAACCGCATAGAACGCTCGGTACGCCACCCGTAGATTGAAGTATTGGCCTAACCATCATAAAACGCTTTAATTGGCCTGCGCTGTCAAAATAGCTATACGCTTGTTGGGCCGTTGCGCTAATGTTATTGCCGTCATCGGACAAGGTATCATAAAAGTTACCAACAAATCCATCGCTACCAAAGTGCATATCCGCATCGCCTGATACTTCCCAGCAATATCCTTGAATATTGGTAAATCTAGCCCAAGACTTTGTAATCGTGTGCATGACATATTGCTCAATCCCGTTAGGAATTGGAATATTCAAAATAAGCATATTTTCAGAAGCAAAATACTGGATTTGCCACCCAAAAGAAGCAAAATACAAGCTTGCGGCCTGACTAATTGGGTAATAAATCTTGTCCGTTAAGTTTACACGGGGGTCTAAACGAGAGGATTGCAAGGCAGAAGCCAATGGAACTAAACCATCTTGAGTAAGCAAAAGCAAATCGCCAGCCCATTTAAAGAAGCACCTGCGACTAAATGTTTGGCCTAACTGCCATACGCCTTTTAAGGCCCAGTTTGCAGGATCAGCGGGATCAGTTCCGTTATAAACAATGGTTTCGCCCATGCTAGTAACAAATACTGCGTAATCGTCAGCACCTTGACCAGCATCTAATGTCCATGTACCCATTGCCTGTAAGTAACCTGCATTACGCGCAATACCACCAAAATAAAGCGGGGAAGCTGTACCACCAATAGAATCTACGGGCAAAAACCAAGCGTTTAAAGTGTCTTTTTGGGTAAAATACAAGCGATTTTTAAACAAGTTGACATTAACAAATGTGTTACTGTTTACGCCAGTTATTCCAATAACGGTATAGCTACCCACAACAGTAGCGTTTAATGCAGGAGTTGATGCCATTGTGTAGGTAAAAGTCGTTGTGCCAGTTACGGTGATGTAGTAAGTACCGTTGTATTCGTCAGAACTAGCACCTGAAATGGTTACCCTGTTATTTGTTACTAGACCGTGTGCAGTTGCGGTAGTAACAGTAGCGACATTGGTTACATGGGTAATTGTGCTGATAGTGGCGGCTGTGGAAGTTGTTGCTACATAAAACCATGAAGTGCCGTCAAAAATGGTTACAGGATCAACGCCATTACAAGCCACTAAAAAATGGCCCGCTTGGTTTGTCATGTTTACAAACTGTAACTTATCGCTGCTTAATCCAGTAAATACTTTGACAGCAGGGTTCGCTTTAGTTTCCCAAATATCCGCACCTGCCGCGCCATAAAGCTTATATCCCGTATTTAGGGTGTAATTCATTAAAGTATTGACGGGGGTTTTAGCTTGATTTAGGTATGTTCCAACTACTGTAGCGTTACCAGCAGGAGAACTAGCCATCGTATAAGTAAAGGCTGTAGTGCTAGTAACCGTTATTTTAAATACGCCACTATAAGCAGCAGGCGTTGTACCTGTAATGGATACATACGCGCCCGTTGCCAATCCATGAGCCGTAGCTGTAGTCAAAGTTGCTACTGCGTTTACATGGGTAATACTACTAATGGTTTTAACGCCAGTAGAAGTAGTCAAAATAGAAGTAAGCGAATACCCTTTACGCATTGTTACATCGGTCGGGGTAGGATACCAATTGACAAGCTGAACCGCATCTAACGGCTGCATATTGGCCAATGAATCCCTGCCATTCCACCCGCCTACGGGCGCGGGTACGGAAGTCGTGTTTGCCGTAAACTTTTTAGCTACTGGCATGATTAAGAGCCGTAGCCAGTATCGGGAATATTCGCCCAGCCAATCAATACAGCACTTGGGGAAGGGGCAAAAGACAGGGTAGCAGAACCTTTATCATTGGCTTTGGCCACATTCAAGTACCGTACATAATCTTGCTGTAAGGATGTTGTATCAAACGATTTAATTTGGAAATACTTAAGCTTTGTCAATAAAGCGATTACTGTGCTATCTAAAACACTTGTGTCGCTGTCATTTTGAAAGCTATTTAATACATCCCCAGCCGCGTTTCTTACCCATCCTTTAGAACGATACTCAAATCCTAAATATTCTTGGGTGTTATAAGGAGGCCATATTTGGAATGTATTACCCAAGATTCTCCAACGAACTCTAGGCCCAGTTGAAATATATCCCGACTTAAGCCATTGCCATTGTTGAGCATCTACTGGCCCAAGCATTTGCCAATGTTTAGTCTTATCCCAATGAGTATTGTCTGTAATAGTTTCGTAATCGGGCGGTAATGGGTAAATAGTCTTACTAAATGTGACTGATCCACCTATGCTAGTGGCCGAAGCCAATTGAGTAGAAGTTAAGCTATTTGCGTCAATAACATTATTAACATAGGTATCTTGGGGAATACTTGTGCCAACAATGGAATAAGTAGAATCAAGACCTGCGGTACTAGGAATGTTATTTAATAAATAAGTACCATCCGTAGTGTTGCAGGTCGTGGTTACGGCTGTTGTATAAAAGCGATATTCCAACTCCAATGCTTGCCAATCGTATTCTTTAACCAAATCGTAACCAGCGCGGTTCATCAAAGCTAGGATTTGTTGCACATCCTGACTAGGGTTTCCGATGACATACGCAGGCACGGCTAGGTTAAGTTCAGCGGTAACTTGCTGGACTAATTGGAGCATTGTAGTTGACATATTTAGGCTTCCTCTGTGGCTACCGTTTTAGTTTTACGGGGTTTCTTTTCACCAACAGCGGCAAGTATAGTGGCCATTTGTTCTTGCATTAAGGCCAGCTTCGCATCTGTTTCTTGCTTTATTTTAGCAGTTTCTTGCTCCTTTTTGGCAAGTTCTTCCTTTAAAGCGTTGATTTCTGCTTCTCGCTTGTCAGTTTCTGCCGAAGTAGTCGCTAGATTTAAAAATGCTTTAGCTTTATCGCGGAACGCATAGGGTGACATTCCTGCCGCCATACCGATTCTTTGTAGCTGCTGATCCGATGCCCCTGCTACCGCTTCTACCGTGTGAAACTTCATTGCGCGGAGTTCTTCGGCTTGGGATTTGGATACTAAAGGCCATTCGGCTAAAGGTGTACCTTCGTAACCTTGGTCATCAGCACCTAGTTTGTTTTGATAAGCGGCCCAATGTAAAGGAAACCGTGTTTTATGGCTTTCTAGGGCGTATGTATCAATTTCGGTTAGGGTATCGCCAGCAACGCAAATAT